GATACAAAATTGATTTACACAAATGAAATCCAGGATTGGTTAAAAAATCTCAAAAAGAATAGAGCAAAATATAATAAGATAATATGAATATAATTAAAACTGCCAGAATCAGGTTATCTGAACTTTACCAGGATTCTATTAATTTCGTAAAGCAAACTTATGATGATGCAGGTCAGTATTTTACCATGGCATCACCTATGGGTCAGCTTTTGCAGGTTATCCTTAATATTGGCCGAGTTATTCTCTACTATATAGAAGACTCGATCACTGAATTAAATATACTTACCGCTTCAAGGGCTCAGAGTGTAAAAGGTCTTGCTAGTTTAACGGGTCATAATGCTTCTCGAGGTGTAGCCGCACGAGGAACTCTTCGTCTTTATTATAACGGAACTAAACTTGATATTTATGGAAATACGGCAGTTATTCCTAATTATACCAGACTTACTTCTACTTATAATGGTCTTACTTATACCATAACTCTTCCAGGAAATGAAATAAGATTAGATCTTGGTTCCATTACTAATTATATTGATGTAAATATTGTTCAGGGTAAACTCGAATATCAGCAGGCAACTGGAACTGGAGATCCTTTGCAATCATTTAATTTCCAAGCTAAAAAAGGATCAGTAATAGATAATTTCTTTGTTAATATTTATGTAAACGGAGAAAAATGGACTAATAGAGATTCTATCTTGGATATGAATTTCAATGAAAAAAGCGTAATGGTTAAAACCGGTCAAACCGGGGGTATTGATATTTTCTTTGGCAATGGTTATAATGGGCAGGTTCCGCCTCTAGGAACTACTATTTTAGTCGAATATCTCTTAACTGATGGGGAAGCAGGAAATATTAGAACTGCTGAAGCCAAGACTTCGACTAACTGGAAATTTGAAGGAAAAGGATATGCACTTAATAGCCAAGAAATAGATCTAAACAAAATCATTAGAACAACCATTCAAAAAGATGTTTTATTTGGAACTCAGGAAGAACCTGTTTATCTTACCCGTCTTCTTGCTCCTCACATGTCCAGAAGCTTTGTTTTAGCAAATACAGATAATTACATTTATTTTTTACGTAAACTTAATATGTTTACAATTGTTGATGCTATTCCTGGATTTGCAACGTTCGAAGATCAATATGCTTTAGACAAATATAATCAATCTAAAACTACTTTTGAAAATATCAGTGAGGAATATCGAACTCTCTTAGCAACAGTTGGAGCATCTTCAATAAAATCCCAGGAAAAGAAAGTTGAATTGGATAATGCTCAGAACCAGGTTTTTTACTGGCAGGGTCAAGTTGAGGAACAGAAAAAAGATGACAATACAGTTTATCTTTATCTAGTTCCGGATGTTAATCAAAGAATCCCAGCCAGCCAGAATTATTATACTTGTTCATTAGATTCCTTCCAACTAACGGAACTAGAAAAAAGAGGAATCCTAGATTTAATTGAAGAAAGCGGGCAGAGAATTCTTACAATTGATAATGCTATCATGACTTTAAAATATCCGAGATTTGTTCTTAATGTCATCCTAATCATTTATGAAGGATATGATCTTAATAACATCAGGGATACCATTATTTCTAAAACGTCAGATTATTTCTTAAAAAATACTAGAAGGGATAGAATTCCTCAATCTGATTTGGTTAGAATTATCGAATCCATTGATGGCGTAGATTCAGTTAATGTTTGGTTCGATGCAGATAAAAACAATTATCAAATCTATGGAAACGGATATGGACTGGATGATTATGGAGACGTTCTACTAGAGAGATATGTCTTGGATGCTTTCAATAATAAAGTAACAGTTAAGGATTTATATCCTCTTATCCGTGGAGGATTTGAAAGTTCGAACGGCATTTCTTATGATGACTCAGTTGCAAAAGATCGTCTTTCTTCTCTCAATATTAATTTAAGAGGTATTACTCCGGTGAATTTTAATACAAACCAGAATAAAAATATAGTTTCTAATTTATAATGGCAAATTTAACTCAAAAAGAAAATGCGGTAAGTAGCAAGAGTCAAAGATTCAGGGTAAGACCCTCATATCTTAACTCGGCAAAACATCTCTCTGATAATTTTTTAAATCTTGGATATGAATACCAAGGTAAAATTTTGCAGAAGATGACTTCTTCCGAACTTTGGGCAAACCCAAGACAAAAGCCTCTTTTTGCTCAGCTTGAAGGTATGCTCGAATTTATTTTGGAACAGGTAAAATATATTAAAAAAACTTTTTCTATAGCACACGACAAGGAAAGTGTGAATCTAAATTAAGGGTATATAGATAAAATGAAATATGAAAGGAATTATTTATTGTGCGGTTTCGCCATCAGGAAAAAAATATTTTGGCCGAACTATTCAATTTTTATCCAAAAGAAAATATACTCATAACTATGATGCAAGAAATGGATCCCAAGTATTTTTTCATAGAGCAATAAGAAAATATGGGGAACAAAATATTAAATGGGAGATTATTGAAGAAGTTGAAAAATTAACTAAAATAGAATTGATAAATTATTTAAATGAGAGAGAAATATATCATATCAATAAAAATAAAAGCATTTATCCTGATGGATATAATTTAACAAAAGGCGGGGGAAATTTTGGAGGAGAAAAAGGTTTAATTCAATCAGAAGAAACAATAGAAAAAAGAAGACAAAGTATGATGGGAAAAAACAGAGGGCCAAAATCTCCCGAAACAATTAGAAAACAAAAAGAAACAAAAAGATTAAATCCTTATATCTTTTCTGAAGAACAAATCGAAAAAATGAGATTGAAAAGATTAGGTAAATCCCCAGGCAATAAAGGTAAAAGTCCTTCGCAGGAAACAAAAGAAAAAATGAGCAGATTTCAAAGACAACGAACGAAATCAGAAGAAGAAAGAAAAAATATATCTTTATCCAAGATGGGGGATAAAAATCCTATGTATGGAAAAACCCCATGGAATAAAGGATTAAAAATAAAAAATTCATGAATCATCAAAATTGGAAAATTTTTGATAAAAGAGGCTCCCCTCTAAATTTATTTGAAGATGCTTATTTGCCTCTTACATTTGTTGCGGATAATTTAGATGCGATTGGAGCTGCAGCTTTTGCTATAACTGATCCATGCAACTATATTGTAGACACCAAAGTTACAGATAGCGGATGGGAATATCCCGGAGATACTCAAGTAAAATTAAATTATTCTTTTTCTTTTGACAATAATACGTATCCTAGGACTTTAAACCCCTCCGAAGTTTCTATTGGATTTAAGGATGTTTCTATTTTTAATCCGGCTCCGTCTAATTCTCAAGCAATCGAGAGTGTAACCATTACTTTGCCGGATGCCTCCTTTCCTTATCCATCTGTTTCTTTTAGTTCAGCGATATTCCTAAATCCTATTTCACAGGGTCTTGTGGAGACTGAACATTTAACTATTCTTGAGGAAATTCCCGGAGGGGTTTATATTAAGCCTTATGATGCTTCAAATCCATATCTTATTTTTAGATTTGCTGATGGGGATCCTGAAATTAAACTCTTTGATGTAAATGAGGAAACTCAAACAGTAGAATGGTCGGATGAATTGATATACGATTGTAGCGAATATTCCTCAGGAAATGCTATCATGATCAATGTAGGATTCAGAGCGGAGAATGAGGGGGTATTTGAACGAAGACTCAGGATTTTTCACAAAATCGGAACTCAGGAATATCTTCTTGGAGAAATTATGGTGAATGCCGAATCAATTGGGCAGGATGAAAGATTTGATACATTAATAACTAACTTTGGATTACCAAGCCCTAAAGCAAACTTTAGTCTTTTTAAAGAAGCAGATATTAATGAACAACTTCCCGACTGGGAATTGGTTAACTATAAATCCAAACATTTAATTCTAGAGCATGATAAAATAATGCCATTTATCGGAACCTACAAGGGTCTTATAAATGCTATTAAATGGCTTGGATATGATGACATTTACTTCAAAGAATGGTTTAAAAATGTCAAAGAAGGGACAAAATTGTCTCTAACAGTCCCTTATGATGCAGCTGATCGAACAAAAACTCTTCTTTATTTTTCACCAGAAGAAAGAAGAAATCTTAAAAAACTAAATCAGTTATCTCTTTGCTATTGTATTACCAGAGATACAGGTCAGGTGGATGAATGGGGTAATCCTATCACAGAGGATTGCTATAATTATAATTTAAATGAAATTCTTGTCAAACTTTATGCTTTAAAACAATGGCTAGAAAGATGGATTATTGGGGTTAACGCCCGTATTATAGATTTAACAGGAGAAGGTGTATATTTTGAAAGATTTAGAAGCCTTATTTATGCAACTGAAAATATAGGAACCGAGGCTACTTTTCAACAGTCTCTTTCCCCTATGGTTTTAACCCCCAACTCAGAATTAGCTTATGGGGATTCGAGTATGCTTTTAACTCTTGAAGAATTTTATAAAACAACCGCTGGAAATTTACCTTTAAGATTTAAGGATTTGGTTTCTTATTGCTGGAACCCATCTTATGGTTCTTTTGGAATCGATGATCCTTCTTTTTCTTCATATTGGGATCCTTCCACAATTTATGTTGGATCGACATTCCAATTTCCCCTCGTAGACTTTTATGATATTCAATGGAAAGCTTCAGTTGAAAAAACTATGTCTGGAGTAGTTACAGATAATCTAGCTACAAAACCGCTTTTGATTTATGAAAATGATTTAAGATTTTATAATGTTCTCGATTCATCCTCCCAATTTTACGATGTATCGACAAATCTAAATATTTTACTTGAAGAAGCTTATTTAAGGGATGCTAGCAATGATGTTTGGTTATCTTCAGAAGCTTATCACATTTATCCTGATCCATCGGGTAATGGATTCTATTGGATAGAAAGCTCTTCCGGATTCGAAGTTTATAGATCCAATGGATATGTAAATCTTAAGCCTGATGCAAGCTCTATTCTTCTTTATGAATTTGATTCCAATTATAGAGTTCCCTTATTGAGTATGCAGAATTATTATTTCCAGGATTCATCGGGTAATAGAATTCTTTTCGATAAAAAGTATTTCTTAGACATACTTGATGGAAAAATAGCAATGGATTCAAGCATGCTCGGTATTAAAGACTGGGTGGTTGATCCAAATACCCCAAATATTGTTAACATAGAAAGTTACATAAATTGGAATTATGATACTAGCTTAGATGAACAGAAAATAACTTTAAATACTGTTTATCGTTCTCCAAGAATGCCTTTGGCTGTTTACGATCCTTCAGCTTATTATTCTTTAGGACCAGCCGCAGCAAAAGTTATTGATAATAGTGTTTATGCTTTAAAGGTAAATCATATTGGAGATTATTTCTTAGAGGTTTTTGGATGGGATGGATTTAATAATATCTTTTTCAATCAGATGGAAACTACCTATCCTGTTTGGACAAAATTCCCAAGAATTTATACTCTTGTTGATAGCTCTAATTATTTACATAAAGAAGCTAGCACTTATATGTTATTGGATGAGGTAAGTACTCTTATTTCACAAAATCCATATCCGATTTATGATCGTTATATTCCTTTACAGGGATTATCTTTTAAATTCGATACTAATCAGAATCCATATTTGGAGATTCCTTCTATTACTTATTTTCAAGATGTAATGGAACCAGATTCTTTAAACAGATTCTTTAACTTAACAGAAAGAGTTATAAATGTTTCTCCTCCAAATATTGAAATAGATCCGGATTTCCAAAAATTTTATATTGGAGATGATATTCAATTAGTTAAATTTGATAGGGGAAAATATTCATTTGTCCTTGAAGCCAGTTCAAGAATAATAGGAGCTTCCGGTAATACTTTAACTTTAGATCAGGTTCCTGCAGGAATAGTTCTTGATGCCAGCTCTGAGCTCTATATTCTTAACAACACCTACAGATCTGTTGAAAATCCTGTAAATTCAGGGTCTTATTTTATTGCAGATGTTAGTGGTTATCAATTTGAGGTGGGACAGTTAGTTGGAATAATTGCGTCTCATAATACAAATGGATATTCCTGGGGTAGTTCTTATAGAGTTTTAAGTGTAGATGGAAGTACTCATACATTTGATCAAGCTATTCCTCAATTTTTCCTCAATGCCAGTACATATAAAATTGAAGCAAAACATGCATTCTCAACATATTCTGATTTCATAATTGAAACAGATCATGCAGTGGAGGTATCCAATAAATTTAACTTATATCTAAAAAATAGTCATTGTCAGGAATATTTCTTAGATAATACATTTGTTGTAATTAACATCCTATTTGATCAGGATTATTCTAATCAGCAATGGTATGATGTATCAGATAACTTAGTTAATTCTACATTCTATTATTATAATGAACCAATCACGGTTGATACAAGCACCTTAGTAATATTTAAATCCGTATTCGATCCTAGTAACTATATGCTTGATCAACACAATATTTGGACAGTAAGAAATCATGACCCAAATCAAATGATATTCAGGGTATTTAATGAAAGCGTTCCATTTATCTTTAATAGAAATGGGGTTTATGATATACAAGTAGAAAGCTTCGATAAATATGGAAACTTAAGGACCCAAATTTGGGAAGGCCTAATTACAGTAAGATAAAATAAAATTAAATTTATGTCATATTTGGTTTATCATGGAAAAATGGTTCAAACCAATCATAAGTATGGGGGATCGGGAAACGCTCGTCAATCGTGGAGTTCGTACTGGAATACACTAAATAAATGGTTTGCCTTACCGTCAACAGGATTGGGATTGATGGTAGGCAAACAAGTGACCATTTATGGAGATGAACTAATGTTTATTCCAATAGGTAATCCTTTGAAAGTTGAATATACCTGCGATATTGGGGCAGCTTCAGGGAATAATTATGTAATCAATCCGGTTGCCGGAAATATCGGAGATCATCAGCTTACGATTGTTTTTAAAAATGGTGGTTACACAATACAGACAAAGACAATAACATTCACGGTTTATGCTGCTGCGCCAGCGGTGAGTAAGAAGATTCTTTGTATTGGTGATTCACTTCTCGATGGAGGCGATATTGATTATGGCCCTAAAATAAGAGAAGTCTTGGCAGGATCAAC